AATCTCCTTCAGCGTGTTCTTTTTCATACTTTGTATACTGGAACAACAAGCCGGCATATATACTAATTAAGTCCGCATACTCTTTTCGATAAGTTCCTAAACTTTTCATTTTCTTTTCTGTTGCTTTTTCAATTGTTTTCTTTGTAATTGGTCTCGCCAAAACTCGTCCTCCTTCCTATAAGCCTTGAGATTTTTACCCCTTTTCTATAAAATGCCCCGCGGTTGGAAAAAGTCCTTTCCACCGGTATTCCAAGTCATCCAAAATTTAATTTTTGAGTGGGGGGGTTGAATAAAATTTTTCAAATTCTCGTTTTTTTCTCTTTTGCCACTCTTTTCCTTTTTTCGTGATTTCGTCCGTATTACGATTATGCATCTTGTTGTGTTGAATGTTCGACAGCGCCACAAGATTCCAAGCGACGAACTCTAACTCTGGATATTCCCTGACAGGATATATGTGATGAACCATTTCTGCTGGAACTGATTTTCCAAATCGCAAAGACTCTTGACATCGATAGCCGTCACGAGCCATGACGAAATTTCTCAGTCTTTTCCATCGAGATGTATTCAATGTTTTTCTAGCCATCTCATGCTCCTCTCTTAGGATTTATTCCCCTTGAACTAAACATATCTTATATTCTGTTTAATTCGTACTTCTGATTTTTTATTTGATATATCAAGCTTTCTAATTCAATCTTAAAATGAACTAACAGTTTGCTCATTATGTTTAATTGATAATTACAAACCAAAATTAGTCATTACTTTGTCTTGTTGATCTTGACGAATTCCAATGTATTTAAGAGTAATCGCAGGACTTGAATGATTGAATAATTCCATCAATGTAGCTACATCTTTGTTCTTTTTGTACTGATGATAACCAAATGTCTTTCTCATTGTGTGAGTGCCTACATTATCAATTCCACATTCGTCAGCAGCTACCTTAATAATTAAATATGCAGTGCATCGACTGATGTGTTGATTCTTTCCGTTTCGACTTTGGAACAGATAATGATGTAGTGGTTTCCCTTTGATGTACTCTCGAAGTTCTTTTTTTAAAACAGGTGGCATTTTTCTTTTTAGTTGTTTGCCTGTTTTCAATTCTTTAGTTTTGATGTACCAACCTTGTACATCCTTCACTCTGAGATTGATGATATCGCTGATACGTAATCCGGAATTAATTCCAAGTAAGAACATCATGTAATTACGTTCATTCCATTCTCTTAAATAATCCTTCATCGCTTGAATATCATCTTTATCTCGAATGGGCTCAACGTAATTCATTGCATTCTCCTTTCGATAAAAAAATAAGAGCGCACAGTTTAATGTACGCTCTTGCTTTTGATATTCGTTAATAGTCGTCCACGTTATTAACATGTATACACCTTTTTCAGGACTGGCTTTGCTTGTTGTTTCCGCAATCAAGCTATTTAATATCTCTATCCACTTTTTCCACAATAACATTATAACCTGCTTCAACTCTTTTAAAATCACAACTTACTCTCATAATTGTCCCAAATAATCAATCAAATCATTTATACCAACAATTTCTTTTCCTTTTCTATATCTTAAAGTAGAGCCATTATTATAATACTCGGCAAAATGAAGTTTAGCTCTATCGAGCAATCTATAGAACTCTGTAGATGAGTATCCTAAATCCATGTATATCGCGATATTACTAATGTTGTTTTTGATATACCTCTCAATCAAAACTTGTCTAAGGTATGGATCAAGAATTTTATTTATTGCACTATCAACCTTATCAATAAGTTCTAGTGCTTCCTCTTGTCTAGTCATATGCTCTTCAAGTGGATTTCGAATAACTCCTGTATAGCATCGTGGCTCAAATGAATACGTTGGTGTAATCTTACTAACGTATTTTTCTCCAGCTATGGCTTTTAATGTCTTGTACTGCTCAAGTATTGTTGTTGCGGCCTCGATTGTGGCTTTTTCATCTTGCTTCATTTAACTCCCCCTTAGAATGGTAAGTCGTCCTCACTGAATTCAATCACTTCATTCGATTGAGTGTTTGGAATAGAATTATTTTCTCTAGCTTCAGTAACTTCTTTTGATTCTAGTAGCGCGAAGTTTTCAACAATGACTTCAGTGACATACACTTTTCGACCATCTTTTTCATAATTTTGAGTTTGAAGTCTTCCTGCGACCCCAATTAGTGAACCCTTACGCGTAAATTTAATAAAAGCTTCTCCTGCTTTTCCCCACAGAATACATCTAATAAAATCTGATTCTCGTTCTCCATCTCCGTTTTTATAATTTCTATTTACAGCTAAACTAAATCTAACGTATGTTTTTCCTGTCGATGTAAATTTTATTTCCGGATGGTTTGTTAATCTTCCTGTGAGTGCAACTGTATTAATCATTACTGCATCCTCCTAAATACTTTTCATGAGCTTTCAAATCGCCTTTTAAAATTCGACTCACTCGTTTGAATTCTTTAATTGCTTGAGATCGCATAGGCTTAATTCCGTCCTTACGAGCCTCGTCTGTTTCTGGAATATAGTATCCAGTTCTACCGTTACGTTCTCCGATGATCACAATACCGTATCTGTTAACTAACGTATCAATTACTTTCTTAACTCTACGTTCCGATAGCTTAGTAATTCTTGAAATATCCACTCGATTAATTCGTCGAGTGTCGCTTACTGGAATTAGTCTTAATACCATTCGTTCTTCTGGACTCATTCTTTCCATTATCCAAGCTCCTTTAATTCAAGTAATCTATCTAAGTTGTAACCTGCCCAGGCATTATCGAAATTCTTATCTAACGTAACCACTGGCATACTTTTAAATCCAAGTGATTTAATCTCTTCTAACGCTTCCGGATGTTCAATCACGTCCACTGTATCGTATGGAATTTTATTTTGATCTAGCCACATCTTAGTCCTCTCACATTGGATGCAATTTGGTTTAGAGTAAACTGTTAACATCGAAATCCTCCTTATCAACTGATAAACCTAACACGTCTTTAGTGCTAAAGAGTGCTCTTTTCTTTTTACCATCCGACATACTTAAATAATTAAAAGTAATAATGCTATAGAATTTTTCTTCTTTCTTCAAATTTGTCACGTCTTCAAATCTTAATGTTTGTCCGTTTTTTAAAAACATAGTAATGTGCATTGCTATTCCTCCTGTCTAATTGTTATAAAAAAACATCTCTTTTAATTCTAATAACTACCGTGTTATCAATATCTTCTTTAGCCACTGTTGCTGAACCAACTGGAAGTTCGGATAGTATGTCGCCTATCGCTTGATCATAAGACAATTTCAATTTCTGCTTTTTCAAACGTTTCTTTATTTCCTCGATTTCCATTTTATTTTTAGAGTAGTAATATGCATTCGAATCTTCGGTTTTATTCGCTTGCTTTATAGCGATAATTGACATTAGAAGTGATAAAACATTTATGACTATTAGAGTTAAATATAAATTCATTGTTCATCCTCCTCTTCTTCAAAACAATATGGATATTCTTCGCTTTCTATCTTCATACCTTCTCTAAGCCCTGCAAAGTATAATTCGATTTCTTCTGTTTTCCACGGTCCACACAAACCTATTAAATCAAACACTTTCCTAACATCTTCACCACTTACATGTTCATTCAAAAAAACATAATCAAGAATGGTTTTTAATTCTGATTTTTTCATCAAATCACCTTCTCTAAATCGAAAATTTGTTGTAAAACATTATCTCGTGCTTTTTCACTTAAACCACCAATGACATCATTCGTAATTGGCGTGCTGTAATCGATGTGCCAATTGCAATCTTCATCAAATCTTAATACTGCAATCTCAATTCCAAAGTAAATATAGTTTAGTTTGATTACACTTGCACCGTACCCATTAGGAAATTTGTAAATGGTTTGTGGGTGACCGATATTTCTTTGTATTTCGATGTAGTCTTTGAATTGTTCGCTATATGTTAAATCCATGCTCTTCCACCCATTCTTTTTCTATAGCTTCATAATCTCGTTTTTCGATTTTATTTGTACTAACGATATACGCATCTCCGCTTTTGTGTATAATCTCTATTCCTTTTTCTGAAACTTTTATAAACCCGTTTTCTTTGCGAATTAGTAAATAATCTTTCATAATTTTTATCTCCTTTTATTCAACACTATTAGTGTTATTATGATGATTGGTAGTGTGCATAAAATTAAACTCACAATTCTCATTTAATCACCAACCTATCATTTCTTTTCATTCTCCTTTTGTAGCTTGTATAGCTTTTCTAATGCTTTTTTCCGATACTCACTAGATCGAGCGTCTTTTAAAAGTGGGTGCCTTGCGTCCATTTTTCTAAATAGCTCTATCGAGCGTGTAAGGTCTTCTATTTCTGTTTCAATGTCTAATGTCCTAGCGTGGATATTAGTTTTTAAATAAAGCGAGAAATGTTTATTACACGCGTAACACTCCTTGTAAGTACACTCGTTTTTTAGGTCATCCAATGTTAGAAAACTTTCAAGGTCTAACCACTCTTTACAGTACGGACATATAACCTTACTCATGATTTCCATCTAGTCACACTCCATAAACAATTCTTTTATTTCATCCCCAAACAATTCAATTGCACGTTCGGCATCTTTTTTATTTTTGAAATAGCCAAATTGATGAAACAAATCGCTTGAACCTAGTTCTAATGATTTTAATTTGTATTGTTCATCTTTAGAATCCCAAGAGTATCCTATGAGAAACTTTGAAGTCTTGCATTTTTTCCCAAAATCAGGCTCCCAGTCACCGTTGCACTCATCCCGAAACGCTTTGAATCTTGTTAGTAGGTTTCTTCTCTTTGGTTCCGTTTCAGCTTCTTTTTTAGTTCTGAAGATATGTCCTTGACTGAATGCACCATCAATCCATGCAAAATTACCCCACTTTCCACTATTAACGTTTCCATATTCGTCAACATGATAAATTTCGTCTCCTTCTTCAAACAATCGTTCAGCGTATTCTAATGTTTCAATCCTCTTATCTAGTTCTTCTCTTTCTTTCTTAAGTTTTTCTAGTTTGCCCATTACTTAACCTCCAATACTTTAAAATCATATCCGCTATCAATGAATTTGTATGTTAAATCTTTTCTAACTCCATTCCCTAGTTTTTGATAGATTATCATTACTTGTTCCACTGTTAAATCCACTTCTAAATATTTAGATAATCTTGCTGTCATTTTTTTATGAAATTTATCGTTTCGTTTTTCACTCTTATAAACTACCGCTTTACAACACGGACGAGTAAACCACATTAGGACTTTTGCAACCACATCTCTAGGATTGTAGCAATTATCAAGCAAGAATGAATAGTTAATCTTCGGATGGAAAATCAACTCATTATTACAATTGATAAAAGATTCTGGAAAAGCATACATCAATGCTTGTAATTCTTCTTTAATTTCTGGTTTCATTCACTCATCCTCCCACTCCACATCTTTTACTTTCTTATATTCGATATCGTTACCATTCTTTTCAATTTCATAACCAGTAATTTCTAAAATGTATTCTTCTGTAAATCCTTCGACTAACATAACTTTCGCTAAATCTTTAGGTGTTTCTACTGTTCCTATACACCTGTCGTATTCTCCGCACATAGAGCATGGCTCTGAATCACAATCGGGATCATCACTTAAATACACATCTCCTAAACAACTAATGTATGCGAATTTTGACATTTAGTTATCCTCCTTCTTTATAAAATAATTGATTGAATTTCCAAAAACATCATTTTTCACTATTTCATCAAGTAAATCATCAATTTGTTTTGAAGTTAGACGTCTTTCGTTCGATTTTTCTAATTGGTATAACTTTGCTGCATCCCTAGCAGTTGATTTAGAAAAGGATTCTAGTAATATAGTTTGAGTTCCAATCGACAATTTCTTATTCTTGCATTTCTTAACTACTTTTAATTCATCAAACTTGTTTACTGATATAACTCCTACGGTATGATTTTCTAATTTTCTTAAAAACCACGATTCGTTACAGATAACGTTATACAATTCTGCTGGCATTACAAAATAATTCTTATGTCCATAAAATGATAACCTAGCGCTTGATTTTATATCCGATAGAGTAGATTTGATTTCATAGCAAGTTATTTCACCATCCGATGTAATTGTCATATAGTCCACAAATTCTTGATTATCCGTAATGAATCGTTTGGTTTTAACACCACCTATCTTTACTTCTCTACATCCATAAGTTCCTAATTTGTTAGTATGTTTAAAAATTAGATATTCTATATGATTTGTAATTGGTGATTTCATTCAATCACCTCCTACCATTCTTTCAATTTCCTCTACTGTTTCGTTCACATAGACTATTTGTCCGAAAATATTTAGTTTAGTAAATCTATCTTTTTTATCCTCAACCCAATTCCCACGTTTAAACAAACCTTCTTGTTTCCATTCTAGAATTCCTACATCTTTCATATAACCAATGGCGTGTTTAGATACTTTTATTTTTCTTCCGTTGCTACGGCTTGTTAGTTCGATGAACATTACTTATTCCTCCTGATTCTTTAGAAACTCTTCGAATTCTTTAGCGTCCATTTTTATTAGACTTCTAATTTCTTTTTCTTTTTCATATCCTGCAACTGCACCAGCAAATAATGTTGCGACGGAAAACGCAATATGAATTCGGCTGATTCCAAACACATTAAGCATTAAAATCGTGTATGTTATGATTTGCCAAAATATTACCCATAATTGATTTGTTTTCATGATTAACCCTCTATCCTTTCAATTAGCAAGTCCAAATGTTCTTTTGCTTTTTTTAGATCCTCGAGCATTTTCCCCTTACTTGGTGCTCGCAGCACATACTTCACAATATTTCCTGCCAGGTATCCATCAAACGAATCCTCGTATTTTGGAATGAAATTTTCCATCACAGTGAACACTTCTAGCCCTATAATGCCTTGATAATGCTTCGGGTGTTTAACAGCTTCTTTGATTTTCGCATTTTCAGCTAATTCTTTACTAATGTTCGCAAAATCCCCAAAATCCATTACTGCACCTCTTTCACAAACACACCATTGATAACTTTACCTTTGCGGTCCTTAATCTCATGATATGCACTTTCTAAGCAATCTAAGAAATCAAGATTACGTTGCATGCAATATCCGATTAGCACTACTGTAATATCTCCAACCGCATCAATCTCTTCATCGCGGTTGATATGGATATATGCTTCTTTTAATTCGTCTACTTCTTCTTGAAGTTTGGTTAGCTGGCCACTTCCGTCCAGCGTATCCAAACCACGTTCTACAAACCAGTTTTGAACTAATCGGATTAGCTCTTCACGTTCAATTCGTCTTTTTTTGATTGGATCATTTAAATTCATTTAATTCCAGCTCCTTCAAAATATTCTTCTAATCTGTCCATGATTTTGTTGCGAGTATTCCAGCCAATCTCATAAGGATTACGTAAGAACTGGATTAACGTTGTCGTTCTAACTCTTAAGATATCCTTTGCCATGTGCTTGAAATTGTTCTCAGAATCAGCAATCATCTTTTCGATATCTTCCCTGGTCTTCTTCAATGCTGAATCGTAGAATGCATCTAATCTATTACGTACTTTACATTTATCCTTTTGGTTGATTATGAATGGTTTTGTTGATGCAACCACTTCAATTATGTTTCCAGGAATCCCATATTCATGCTTGAATTTTTGTGCAGCACCATAAGTCTTGAATGTCATAGCTTCTCGTTGCTCTGATTTGAATACAGATGTGTGCATTGGATGCTTTTTATCAAGATATCCCTTCAGAGTACTGTAATCATTAATTTCCTTAAAAAACATATTCATATTTTTAATTACAAATG